GTTACACAACCCTCACAAGTAACCAACTCTAATATTGGGCTTTGCTTTTTGGGTCTTCTATAAAACCTGACAATCATTTGGATTTCTTCTTAACTTTCTTTTTAACTTTGGCTTTGTAAGCACTAGCTTTTTTCATACCCTCTTTTGTGTAAGGGAACTTCTTTCCACCGATATTAGGCATCTTTCTTTTTCCTTCCTCTTTTCTTGAGCGGAACTATATTGCTCATAGTCACCCCTCTAGTGGTTTGAACTGGAATAGGCTTAGGCATTTCAACCTCAACCTCTTCAGGCTTAATTTTACCCAATAAACACTTACATCGAGCAGTACATTTCCACTCGTAAGTGCAAACATCACAATGTTGCATATCGTTTCCCCTTTTATTAAAAACTTTTGGTAAGCAATCCCTGACCTTTTTCAAAAAAACTGTAATCAGGAACAGATATTAAATTTGGCTGATTGTATGGGTTTGAATACTCAAACAGCCCTAACTCAAGATTATCATAAGGCTTTCTTGACCTATATTTTTCATCTTTAAGTTTTGGATCAAAACCCGCTCTTGCCTCCACAATTCTAGCCTCAACTTCGCCTAACTGATTAGTGTAAGCAATCCAATCTGAGTCACCGCTTCGAGCCATTTTTTCTAATGCCTCTATTCTTTTTGATTGGCTGTCATAGTTCAGTTTGTCTTTAAGTTTTTTGTCCATAACTCTTTCAAGTTTTTTTGCTCGGCTACGCAATTCTTTTTCAGAATATTGCTGAGAATATCTTATAGAACCACTGTACTTTATTTCAGGGTCACTAGCTGTCAAATCATATAATTTTTCATATGCCCTTTTTTGCCACGCATCTCTTTTTGAAGACTTTGCTTTTGGGTATGGATAGCCTAATTCGTTAGTGACCTCACTTCTAATACGATCACCATATCTGTACCAGTCTGTGTTATTGAATAAATATTTTGGCTGAGAACCTTCAGCAGACCTCTTTTTTAATATTTTTAGTTGCAAAGCATCGTTTATTATTTTGTTTTCGTCACTTGCCTTCTTGTACTCTTCGGCATTTCTTACTGACAACTCTCTCTTGTTTTGTGCATCAGATATATTAACAGCTATATTATTTTGACCGCTTGACAAATTAGAGCCTTTTGCGAAATTCTCTATGTCCTGAACATTGTGCTGTATTTCATGTAGCAAAATTGACATAACTCTGTCATTTACGTTTTTAGGTGTGTCAGGATACACTTTTCCTAAATTAATTGTAATAAGGTTTTCGTTAGGATAATAACCGCCTAAACTTGATCCGCCATCCACAAATGCTACTTCTGTATTCTTTAATTGCGGATAATTTTCAAACAATTCTTTGTGATTAATTACGTCACTTAATTTTTTAGTTGAAAATGCTTTTCTTATAAGATCCGCCCCTTTTAGGGAAGGGAAAGCATCCTTAGTCAATTCAATAGCATCGTCATAATTTGGAAGTATTTCGTTAGGAAGCTCTTTTATCGATGCTTTTGTATCATCTATTTCAAATCTATATTTCCCATCAGGCATTTGAAATAAACCCGTTCCAAACTCTCTTTCTGAACCGAAAAATCTAGATGATTGGTTTGGTACACCTTTTCTGTAATCTTGCTTTTCCATAAATTTATCTAATGGATCAAGAATTTTCCTTTCTTTGTTTGCAATTCGGAAATTTTCTGCGTTAATATTGTTAATCAACTTCACTTCTTGATTATTTAACTTTACCCTTTGTTTAGGGGTTAAATCATCTGAGTATATCTTATCTTTTAAAAGACTGTATTGGTCATTTAAGTTGTTTATTTTGCTTTTATCAACGTCTTGCAACAAAGATTTCGCAGGAAAATTAACCGCACTTTTGCCCGCAAATATACCCAAAGCACCTTCAGGAACTGCATTTGGGATAACTTTCGAGCCTAACAAGCCACCGCCTGCGACATTTAAAGACGTATCAAAAGCTAATTGCTGTATTTCTTCAGGGCTTAATTCGCCTTTAAAAGCCTGACCAAACTTATTTATTCCGCTATAGGCATCCTTCATAACTTGAGGAAAATCTAAATTATAATCTCCCGCACCTAATCTCGGACTGTCTTCGTAAGGCATAACGTTTCTTGATATAGGCATAAAGTACGAAGCTAAATTACCTAAAGTCATGTCGCCCTGAACTGGTTGTCTCAAGTTCTGAGAATAAGCATCTGAAGGATTAAATGCCGACAATAAACCTTGTTGCATATCTAAGCCCACTTAGTCTTATGTGACCAGTATCTCGCACTAAACTTAGTAGGATTAGGATCTTGTGCATCATGCCTTGCATAATAGCTTTTCTTCCTCATCTTCTCCGCCTTAGTCTTTGGATTACCGCCTGCACCTTTAACACCCTGCTGACCAAACCTAATTGTCTTAGTCTTATCACCAACTTTGGCAACAACCACATGAGACTTTGTCTTGTGATTGGGGGTGCGTTTAGGCTGATTATACTTTGTCAATCCTAATTTTTTTAATTTTGGATCACTCATTAAACTCGCCTGCCTTTATTCTTCCTAAAAAAGCAATAAACTCTTCTTCGCTCAAATCTGCCTTTACAGCACAATTGGCAGTCGCCACTATCATCGCAATCATTATATCCTGCCAACTAAGGTTGTTAGACACATGAACACCATTCGCCATAGTGCAGAACATCTCTAGAGCATAACCAAAGTCCTCTTCCTTCTCAGGGCTGACATAAGTCACTTTCTCACCCCTATCAGGAAACTTGACTACGTTATCCAAGCATTGTTTGTCTTTATCGTCTTCCGACTGTTCCATCTACTCATTGCTCCTGAAGCTAATGCTCCCTGATCTGCAAACGTCAAAACAAAAGCATCGGCAACGTCAGGCGATCTTTGACCCCTGCGTTTCATCTCATCCTTGCTCTCGATCTTTAATTTGCCAGTAGAGAGATATTTGTAACGAATACCCGTAATCTCCTGAATTAGATTGTCATCCTGCGGAATGTGAACGTCTCTTCCCTCAAACCACTCACGACAATTCCAAAACAATTCATCCCTTAAACGGGTGAACTTATCCCTTAGCGATGCACTCTCAGATACCGCAATAGATACCGCAGGCAATCCTAACTCCTTCAATCTGTCAGCTAGTCCTGCACCAATACCAATCGCATCAATGTAAATCGCTATAGGTCTGTCACTATACCTGACAGCCTCATACTCAGTTAAGATGATACCCGCCATTTCCATCAAATCTTTTTGCGACCACGTCTTAATCGGCTCTAACAGCTCCTGCCCCCTTCTTTTCGCTAAGGCAGATCTATCATTGCCATATCTCGCAACATCCAATCCCCAAACAACGGGGGTCATGGGGGATGCCTCAACATCTCGCTTTGTTGCACTTTCCACCAAATGAAGTGGTAATAAAACATCGTCAGATTGGGTAGGGAACTCGCCTAAAACACGAACCTTATAAATATTGCTATCTTCGCCATATTTCGATCTCATATCTTCCAAAAACTTTTCGGAAACGTATTCGCCATCCTCACACGAAACAGTCATGTTAAACCATCGATCTCGCATCGAATGGAAGGCTTCGTAGAAATATCCATCTGATCTTGTTGGGTTTCCACACATGACAACCTTAGCACCCTCAGTCGATAAAGCACCTTCACCAACCTGAAAGACGACATCAGGGATACCCGAAGCCTCTTCGCATATAAACAGCATATTCTCGCTATGAAAGCCCTGAAGTGCCTCAGGGTTCTCACGTCTACTCGTTCTTGCAACTGCAAAGCTGTCAGAAGCACCCTTTAATGAGATCTTGTCAGACTTAATCTCTAGTTGGCTCTTAAAGCCCTCAGGAAGCCTCCTATACCACTTATCAACCTCAGACCATAATACATCGCTCAACTGGTGAGCAGTGTTAGCTGTAATCGCTATCTTGCAAGGGTAGTGGGTTAACATCCACCAAAGTATCAGCCATGACTGGAAGGCGGTTTTGCCAACTCCATGACCTGACTTTATCGCAATTTTATCATTATCTCGGATGCCTATTAAGGCTTCCTTCTGCCACTTTTGGGGGGTGGCTTTCAATATAGCTTCAACGAATAGAACTGGATCGTTGCGTAATTTTAGTAATGTCTCAGTGGTGTTACTCAAATGCCCGCCCCTTGCCCCTGCAAGATAAGGGGGATCTCGCAGTACCGATTTGAGAGGGGTATATATATCTATCACTGCCCCCTGCCTAAATTTGAGGGGGGGGTGTAGAGCAATATCCCTGCAAAAATCTAATAAAAATAATTAAAAGTGATTAATAAAGTGATTAATATCTTCTGTAATCGTTGTATATCAACGTGTTTCGTCAGGTCAGTTATGTAACGACCTATTGAATTGTATCCTTTTCCTCAGCTTCCTTGCGTGTGCGTATCGTATTCGGTAGTGTAGTTTCCTCCCCCTCAACCACCTTACTTACCTCCTTCAAAGCATCCAAATAACTTGCCTCATGCTTCACTTCCATCCTATGCACATCACCAAACTTCTTCGGTGCTAACTTAGCTGACTGCCACTTCAACGCATCTATCGCCACTCTAGCCTGAT